TGGTGCCGACGGGACAAAACCGGCATCAAGCGTTTGTCTCCCCATGAAAGAATCAAACGGGTTGGAGGCGGCTCGTGCCGACGCAGTTCTGAAATCGACGTTTTGATTGCCAGGCATGTTCCGGGTTAAGAAGTTGTCGCTGTCAGCGCCGAACGACCCAGCCACCCTGGAACCCAACTGTCTCCCGGTCTGCGGGTCGAAAACCGGCGTCACCCCGGTAATAGAACCCTTTACGCCACCCAGGGCCGTTCCCGTGGGACTGAGGGCTCCACGAGCCGCTGAAAACGCAACAGAAGCTCCGCCCGCAAGCGCGGCCGCCTTGAGAGAATCGTTAAGACTACGGCCTCCGGAGAGGCTGCCAATACCCGCGCCTAAAGCTGCGGCACCCGCGGTCCCCGCACCAAACGCAGTGCCCAGGAAGGGAATGCCAAACGCCGAAGCAGCCAACGGAATAACTATGGGGGCGATCTTCTTGGCAACTTTTACGACCTTCTTGAGGCCTTTTTTAATTCCCCGGAAAATCTTCTTGAAGAAGAACTCCGGCATCCCGGTTACGGGGTTGAGGCTGTTGAGTTCGCTGCCCACGACATACTCTTGAGGCTCAAGGCCCATTCCCCGCATCTGGTCAAACAACAATTCCCGGACTTTCGGATTGGCGTCCAGCACCTCTGTCGGCACGACCGTCTCACCCTCGGCGGCGTGAACCACGTAAACGTCGCCGTGGCGGCCAAACTCTGCAAGGCGGGAGGCCTGCTCTCGGAAAGATCCGATCCCAGCGGCCGAAACCTCGTAGTCGGGAGAGGCGTCTGCGAAGGATTGGAGGCCGTTTGATAGGGGGGTGTAATATTGACTAGCCATTAGGAAAGCTCCAAAACACTGGCGAAGGCGTATATTTTCGAGGCGGTGGCGCAGTTCAGTACGAACGTGTCACCGGCCTCTAAAACGAAGGGACCGGCTAAGGACCTGTCTGCGGACTCTGAGGTCGCTGCTAGAGTGCCTAGCGTGACTTTCTGCAAAGTTACCGTAACCGAAGCGGAGCTATCGGTTATCTTGGACAATACTACGATTGACCCGCTGTGGCTATTGAACAGTTGGACGTTCTTGATGATGGCCTCGGTGGCGTCGGGGCACGTGTAGACCGTCACGTCTCCCGTGGCACCCACTAGTTTTGCTATGTTTTTGTACGCGGAAGCCATCAGTCCATGAACCAGTTTATGCCGTTGGTCTCATCTTCCCCGCTAATTATTGCGGGCAAATCCGTCTTGGTAAGCGCAGCCTCAAGAGTGCTGACGAGGCGCACCATCATATCAAAACTGTACTCCTCGGGGACCAGGGGGAGCGCCGTGTCTAGTATCTTGCCCACTAGCGCCTCCCATCCGGCCTGACGTCCAACCGAACGTCGCCCAAGGTCCAAGCAATATCCGAGGCGCTGCTTTCGATCCTAAGTGCGGCCGAGCGGGCGCGGGACCGGACAAAAGACTGTTGCGTGGTGCTTGTGACGGCGCTCGTGGAGTTTGTAGACAGATCCTCACCCGGATAATCGCGCGTCTTTATGATGTAGTTCACGGAGGTGTTGGCGTCCGAACTGGTCAGGTCTAAGTCGGGGATAATCCGGGAGATGAAGGAGAACTGCTCCCCGTCACCGATAGAAAACACCGAGGACTCAATGAACGGCGCCATAGCCTCGCCATCTGCTGTGGTCCCTGTCTCGTGGGTGTATACGAAATTAGCGTCTTCATATTCCCCGGCAGCCCGTGGGTTCTCGTGAAGGCCAAGATCGACCCACGCAGTTCGCGACAGGGAGCCTATGTCCCAGGTGTTGTCCGCGTAGTTAAACTTCGCGTACCGGTCGATGGAGACGCTGTCCGACGAGCAGTAAAACCAGAAGACCTCGTTGAACATCCGGTTTGAACCCGCAAAAAACTGGCTGCGCTGCTCAAGGTTAATGTCATCAAAGACATACCGGAGGACCGTGCAGGGGATCGTCTGCATCTGGCCCCCGTACATAAAGAAGTTCTCCGTATCCATCCAATAAACCCGGTCTCCGACCGACACCACCGCGTTGGGGGATATGATGGAGACGTTGTTAGCCAGAAGAGTTATGGAAAAGGTAAACGGAGGCCCGACGAATCTCATGCTGTAAAGAGAGGCGTCGGTCCAGATAAGAATTTGCTGCCGTGTTTCGACTGCCGTAATTATTTCTGAGCCAGAGGAAAGTCTTAACGACCCTGCCGTGTTCGTTGCCGTGGGGGTCCAATCCACTGCGTTTTCTTGGTCAGACCAACGGACCAGCATCAAGTCTTGGACCGTGGTCCCAAGAGTGTTAGCGCCCATGCAAATAACGTGGCGATCTGTGTCAGACACAAGAACTTGCCGGGAAATTGTCGGAGCGCCCGATGCCCCGGAAAGCGCGCTCAGAGCGACCGCCCTACTGGACAACCCCAGGGTTGCATCCCAGTAGTACACGGTGCTGTCTCGGACGTTGATAACAAGATCCTCGCCCCAGTTGTCTTGAGACCAAAGCCTAGCGTTCGCGGCAATTCCGAAAGGTTCCACCGCGTTTCCCCAGCCGTAAAACCCGTTGGCTTCTTTAACAAGGGCGCCGTCGCTGTGGGCGGCGGCTGTGGTTCCCCTTGCGCCGCGAGCAACGCCCGCATCGAGGGTCTGGCTAGACTTCCCGGTATATTGGATAAGCTCATTGTCGATCTGTATTAAACCGACAAAAGTTACCGCAACGCCGCTGCCGTGAGCAGCAATGGTCGTACCATCGGCTCCGCGTGTGAGGTCGCCAAGGACGTTCCCGACGTTGGTGTTATATATAATGTTTTCGCTGTTTATTTTTACCGTACCCTTCTCGGGAAACCCGGAAGAGTCCGCCACGTTAATTGACTCATCCACGACGGCGACGATTGCTCCGGTCGTAGAAGCCGCTGCCTCAAAGTCCGAGGCAGAGGTAAGTATTACGGAGGTTACGCTGCTGTTTATGGCACCATCTAGCGTTGTTAAGGAGTAGGTGAGGGTCTCGCCGCCAAAGTACCCAGCCCCCCAACCTGGACCGTTAAGTACAAGGGTCGAGGAACCAACACTAATTTGGTAATTTGCGATTACTGCGGAACCACCCCCACTAGTGCCGCCGGAACTGGCGCTTCCCCCGGTGTCTAACTTGTAACTTCCGGAGGACACAATTTCAGTTATTTCGTGTTCCTTATTGAGTTGAGCAATCGTCAAGCCGTCAACCGTCGTGGCACCGCTGAACGTAACGTAGTCACCGGCCCCAGCACCGTGGCCCGCAGCAGTTACGGTAACCACCCCAGATCCCGCGTCACCCGTGGTGATGGGGTTTGCGCCAAGAGTGGCCGTGCTCCGAATGGGAGTGATGTCGTTGTAGGACGTGCCTTGCTCGATGTAGAACTTTGAAGTTGTTCCCACGCCCATCAGTTTCAAAGCGGACAGGGTAACCCACACCTTGAGGGACCTCACCGTTCCCGAAACCGAAGAGCCACCAACTTTTACCCAGCCGCCTATTTTTTCCGGGTAGCCTTTTCTAAAACGGATTAAATCCGAGTCAAACCAGCCCTGCTGGTCCGCGAAAGACGTGCTTTCACGATTGACGCCTGGACGAAACTTGATCCTAGAAAGAGGCATTTCAAATCACGGAGCGTCAGGGAAGACGATCTTCGTCGGGTCAGCGTTTGTGGCTGGCAAATCTCTGAGGGCTTGCCGGTAGGTCTTTTGAGCATCGCTCATCGTGACATCGCTCATGCCTTGCCAGTCCGTGTCCTTCAGAAGCTGGTCACGCTCGCCACGAACAGTTTCCCATGTTGCTGCGGGGGGCACGTAGTCCGCGATAGCCGTGCCAGCGGCCAGAATCTCATCGTAGTCGGTGTTGCCGGGGGCGACAGGGATGCACAACTTCTGTGTTGTCGCGACTTGCTTAACTACACCGTCTTCCTCGACATCAATCTCATTGCCTTTTCTCTCAGCAAAAATTGAGGTGTGTTCTTCGTTAGAGTACTTGAGGTTCTCTAAAGTCATGCCCTGCTCCTTATAATTCCGCTGAGATAAAACCGGATTTACCGCCGCGATAAACGTAGTAACCACCGTCCCCAGCAGTCATGCTGGACGCACCGGTAGTAGTGAAGAGAACCGAGTTTCGGAATAGGCTCGTAGAACCGCCAGTTCCGTTGTAGCCGGTGCCACGGAACACACCTTGAATCCAATCCTGATCCCCCGAAAAACTTGGATTTGCGCGCATAGTGACGGGAAGGATAATAACGGAAGTAAATACGGTCGCACTGGTGGCAGAAGCAGAGCCATAAGCGAAGGCATTTCCAAAAAGATTGTCACCGACCGAAACCAGAACTCTCTGGCACTTTTGGAGGGTCGTGCCAAAATCTTCAAATTCAAAACCCGTGAAAACCGACCCGATCTCGAGCTGGACTGCTGAGATATAAATATTATTTGACGCGTTATCGAGGAGGTTCTGCTGGTTCGAGGTGGCGTAGTCTTCACCGTTAAACCAACTTCCTGCGCTGGCGTGAAAGTTTGTCCCGGCGGTCAATGGGAAATGGAGGCGCATTCCCTCACCAGTGTCGTTACTAATAGCGCCGCCAGTGTCTCCCGGTATGGTCATAGAAAAGTATTCGAACACATTGGCAGAAGCCATCGTAAATTCGGCTATGTAGCTTCGGTTAGCGTCACCTTGGTTAATCGAAACGCAATGCGTTCCTGCTTTCGGCGACTTCATCACAAATGAGAGCGTCATGTCTTTTGCGCCCGAAGTGCCGTACAAAAGATGCTGCAAATTTTGAGCTTCCAGCTTTTGAGCGAGCATAAGGCACTCACCGGCTGCGACCGCACTTTCAGCTGTGGTTACGTCGATTTCTATCGCGTTGCGGACACCCTTCATAATGAGGCTGTTAGCGCTACTTTGAGCAGATCTCGACGTATTTACACGAGCTTGCCCAACACCTTCGGCGCGAAACAGCCACCGATCTATTCCTGAGTAGACGTTGTTAGTTCCGCCCAGCCCAGTCACGGTGCCGCGCTGATTAACGTTCATAGCACCATTTTCAATTAAGTTCTTTGAACCCGGCGATACGGAATTAGACCCAAATCGGAACTGCTCAACGCCGCCTGTTGTGACGCCCAGCTCGTCCGCCCCTGGCCAATAGACGCCCGTGTTTAGGTCACCAGTGTTCGTGATAGAGGGTGTCGCGACAGCGCCATCTGCATTTGATGTGATGCCAGTGACAGACAGATTGCCAGCTAGAGCTGTCGTCCCCGCCACATTTAGTGTGTCCGCCGATTCATCCCAGAACAGCTTTTTGCCAGTGGTCGCACCGAAGAAAGTTACGTCATACCCCGTGTCATCGATCCCTACGGTAACGGTGCCGTCCGCTTGAATGTTCTGTACGGCAATGGTGCCAAGCTCGTAAACGACAGCGCCACCACCAAGACCATCAGCAAAAATCATTTTTGTTTGGCCAGCCTTGATTGCGACGTTGGCACCTGACCCTTGTGAAAATGTCAGGGTGTAGCTTGTCGCATTCTCCATGATCCACATTTTGGAGCTGGTGTTAGGAAGCAGGGTGACTGTGCAAGCCTGACCGCCACCAGTCAGCTTCAGGTACATGCTGCGATCTGCATCAGAGGCACCGTCTGCGATCGTGATGTTGTCAGTTGAGGCATCGGCGATGGCTCTCGTCCCATAGCCCAGTGCCTGACCAACCAGCTCAAGGTTGACGTTCGTTATGTTGCCCCAGGTTCCTGACTTTTCACCAGTCGTCATTTCCTCCAGGCGGAGGTTATTTACATATGTGCTTCCCACAGGTCTCTCCTAGCTCAATCAATTCGCAGGATTGCGTTTGCCCCAGCAGCAGGGAAAACGATTTTGAATGTTCCGCCAGTAACTGTGAAGTCGCCGCCGAAAGCCAGGACAGCGATCGCCTTGTCGCTTGCGCTGTCGTTATAAATTAATGCGCCGTTGGCTGTGAATGTTGCGCTGGTCCACGAAGCATCTGCGAAATCAACAAAGGCTGTGGTGCCGCTGGTGCCGATTGTCGCGCTGCCTAGAGTTTCCCCACCAGCGGTGTAGCCTGTACCGCTAATCTCATTGGTAGTGGCGTAGGCTGTAGTTCCCGCACCAAGGCTCGCAGAGCTGGTGTAAAGGGCGATCTTGATCGTATCAGTGTTCAAGTCATGCTCCTTGTTAAGAAGCTGCTCCTTGAAGCTGGTGCACATTGCTTGGGCGATTGACATTAGATGCCTCCGTTGTATTCAGCTGTGTAGTCTCTTGCCATCTCTTGCTGGAAGAGCTGCACAGCCTCATCAAATTGAGATTTGTATAAGGTTAATGTTTCTCCTGCTTTTAGGAAAGCAGATGCTTCATACAGACAAGCGGACAAGAGAACATTTTCCGCGTTGTCGCCAATCCAGCTGTTGGCATTTGAAGAAGACAGACCAGTGGCTGGGGCGATGAAATCAGCTTGGTAAGCGTAAGTCGCATCTGGCGTTGGGGCCAATGTCAGCACCGTGCCTGATGTGCTCGCTGTCTTCGTGCTGTACATTATAGGTGTGCCGGTTGTGCTTGAATTTGGCCAGTAGTCTCTAAGGTAAGAATCAATCCTGTGATCAAGGTAAGAGAGATTGCTTGAATTGGTTATTGAGACCTGCCTAACCATCCGGGCGCTTGCCACTGTGTAATCAGCAGTCCCGACCACCAAATTTCCGGTCGCAATCTGCCGGAAGCAAGGGAGATTTGGGAGCCTCTGAAAGATCATCTCTTCAGACTGACCAATGATTTCATCAATGGAAGCTGCGAATTCAGTGCCGTCATCCTCAAGGAATGCTTTGATGTTGGCTACGAGTGTCGTGTAATTCATCAGTTACCCCAAGTCCCAGAACCCCAAGCGCCAGAACCCCATTCTTGATCAGACTCAACAGACTCAGTGCCAGTCGCGCCGGTGCCTGCAACTCCAGCCTCTGTGATCGAAGCCTCTGGGATCTCAGTGCCGATGGCACCTGTACCTGCGACACCGGCCTCTGTGATCGAAGCCTCTAGGATCTCAGTACCGACATTGCCGGTGCCAGCCAACCCAGTCTCAATGAAAATTGCGTCGGCTATAATTGCCGCGAGAGTTCCGATCGCGCCAGTACCCGCAACTCCAGTCTCGGTGATCTCAGTTTCTATTGCCACCCTGTCGGGGAAGCCGACATTGCCGGTGGCGTGGATGCCAACCCCCGGCCTGTCTCTTGGGTCAGCAAAGATGTCGTAATTGTACCCGACAGTGAACTCAGCATTTTCAGGATCGTTGTCTGGGCGAGGCTTAAATAATGCGACAGCATCAATGACGTTTTTTGCAGGAGTTAGCTGCGGATGCTTAGGCTCCCAGTCTTCTGGCTCAACCCGGAGGCCGTCCCAAGTAGTTTTTAGCGAAGTGTACGGGACTTTGAACCCAGACCTGTCACCTATGGCCTGAGATTTCTTGCCCCTTGCGTACCGAGCTTTCATCAGTAGAGATTCATCGACGTTGGACGAATCCTCATTGATACGTTGTCGTCGTCATTTGCCGCCGCAAGCTCAAAAGCTCTGTCATAGACCTGAGAAAGAACGGCATAGCGGTCTGGCGCATATTTCAACGACAGCTTGCTCGCAAGCCCCGCGCAGATGCAATCAGACCAGCGGTAAGGGATGTCTGCATCTTGGTTTGAAAGAGTTATGTCCTCAAGCTGGTTCATTGACCAGTAAACGAGGCTGTAATCGGTGTTATCAGGAACCTGCCAGACATAAATGACCGGAGTGTACTGCTTGTCGATCATGTACTGGCTGGGCTTGCCGGAAGATGTCTTGTCTGGCAGCTGGTTGTATTCTGAGATGCTCACCCTCTGCAACGGTATGTCTGCGGTGGTTGACCCGGAAGAGTCTCTTACGACGACATCAATCAGGTCGATTGTTCCTACAGGCAGAGCATAAGAGGCAGTGTCTGCTGAAAGCGAGAGTGTGTTGTTCTGGACAGTCCAGTAATTTATGCCCCTGTTAGACCACTCACTGAACAGGAGGTTCAGGCTACGTCTGGCCGAGACTGCTTGGTAGCCAGTACTTGTCTGGCTATCAATGCCACAGCGTTCGTAAGCCTCTGCAATTATCTGCTCAACGTCTGGCCGGAAAGCGACTGTGCCTGATGTTGCCATTTTACAACCTATGCGTAAAAGAACGTCATCATGTCAATGGTGGCGACTGTGTACTCGACTACAGCCCCATCTGCGAAGAGTGCACCCTCATCGGGAATGCTCATATTAACAGTCGCATTGTCTGTGCCAATGGTCCTGGCTTTGAAGAGGACTGTGCCGCTCTCAGGCGTTCCATCATAAAAACTCACGACACCCGCAGTGCCAGCAGACACAATGGAGGTTGACTTGAGGCGAGTCCTGCCAGCAAAGATTGCCTGAGCTGCGCCAGTTGTCATTCCCACAGAAACATTGGCGGCATACTGTGCCGAGCAAGTTGCAGAAGCCACCGTGAGAAAATACTTAGTGCCAGCGACAGACTCCGCAGAGCCTGTTGAAGTTATTACTTCTGTAAGTGAATTACCGTGGGTGTCTGTCCCGACTATGGTGACAGTCTTGCCATTGTCACCTGTCCCGGTTGTCGTAACTTGAAGAAGTCTAGCTCCACCAGAGGCAAACGAGGTGTTGGCAAGGGTGAATACTGTATTTGGTCGGGCGGCTGCTGCAATAAAAGTCGTTGAGGCAGCAACCTCATCGCTGATTGTGATCGGCTTTACATCAGATTGGATCGACATATTTCAACTCCTAGTGGAGCAGGGCACGATGGCCCTGCCCCATGATTCCGACCTACTCGAAGATGACCCGGCTGATGCCCTGATAGTGAACGTCAACAGCTTCCGCTGCTGCGGCACCAGCTTCGATCCCGATGTAAGGAATTAAATCAACATCATCCGTCAACGCCGCAGTCCGCGTCGTGCCGGTGGTCACTGCGGTGCCACCAGTGGAACCCGAAGTGCTCGTGACATTGTACTGAATGCCATTGACGAAAATTGCCGCCTGACGAGCTGAATTGATTTGAATTCTCAAGTGATAGATCGTATTCGCAGCAACAGTAATCGGAAGTTGGCTGATAAAATCAGTCCCACCGATGCTGTGGACAAAGTGGAGCTTGGTGAAGTCAGTAAACGCCTCACTGTTTGTCGCATCTGTCTGAAACTTGAAATACGCCTGATCATCATCAGTTGCTACAAGTTGATCATTCGTCAGCTTCAAGCCAGCCCAGAGCTTCTGGTTGTCGATCGCGTTCGGGTTAATCGAGCACTCCCAGTCAACCTGATTCTCAGTGCCCCACTTTGTCACCTGCCAAGCACTTTGATTGGTGTCGAGGTGAGGCGCGAGGATCGCCTGATCTTCATCAGCTGTGGCAGTCGTCAAGACGATACCGGCGGATGTGGTGTTAAACGTGCACAGCGCAGTCGTCATGTTCGTGCCGAGAACTTCAAAGTTCCGGCTGGCGATGGCTCGGGCGACGATGATCGCATCATTGGCTGCTGCCGTGGCATCAGCATCTGTCAGCGGCGCTGAAGCGACAGCATTCAGTGCTGGGCGCTGCAAAAACGGTTCGCAAAGGTAGTAACGGCGAGTGTCATGAGCCGCATCACCACTTTGGGTGCGATCTGAAATAAGACCCGTCGTCGAGTCTTTACTAATTAGCTTGAATTGATTTTCGGAGCGGACTGGGCCGCTGAAAGTAGTAGTACCCATTGAAATCTCCTGTCTGGGCTAAGTCAGCCGAAGCTGTCAGGTAAAAAAGGGGGAGAGTTGCCCCTCCCCCGTCTTATCGTTTAGGCAGCACCTTCAGTGCCGAAAATGCCACGCCAATCGGTGAAACCGAAAGAGTAGCGTTCACGAACCTTGTAGCGCACATTGCCAGTCTCGAAGTCACCTTCCATGCCCTTTTTAAGAGCGGAACGTTGGAAGTGCTTCAGGCCATCAGGAACATCCGTCGCAACGTAGAATGAATCTGAATCAGTCAGACGACGCATAACGTGATAACCCTTGGGCAAGTAGCCACCGGAGCGGATCGCGTTAATGTCATTGTCTGCCGTGCCTGTGCGAAGCTGCGACTCAAGCAACCGTTCTGCAACAAACGAGTATGCAGTCGGGATGACCAGCATCTGACCCTGAGCGGCGATGCGGAGACCGCGATCGTCTTTCATGTCAGCAATCTGGATCAAGATTTGCTCAAGTGAAGTTTCGGACAAGTCAGCGGCAGTCGCCAACGTGTTCGACTGGTTGCCAGAGCGGGTCGGATGCGCGGTGTTCAGTAGCGAAACCCCGTCACCTCCGGCAGTGCTCGTCGAGTTATTAAGGACATTTGCAGCCTTAATTTCTTTGGTCGAAGCCATCGACCGCGCAAGGGCTTTAGCATACCGAGCGGCGATAGAACCATAAAGTCCATCCTCCTCAGCTTCCTCTGTGATAGAGAATGCAAGCGCGACTGTCTCGTGCTGATAGCGGGCGGTCCATTGCTGGGACGCCGAATCATACGAGACCGAGGCACCTTCGTTCTTCACAGGGGCAGCGCCAAAGCCTTCCAAAAGGACATCTTCTTCATATGCCTTCTGAGAGCTGTTTGCCGAGAATACAGCGGAGTATTCCGGTGGGTAAGAATCGTACTCGAGACCAAAGAGGGTGTTCAAACCCGGCTCGAGCATTTTAGCGAATTGTGCTCTATTCATAGCCATGTTTCATACCCTCCTAGATGCCAGCGACATTTGTGCCGAGAAGGTGTTCGTTAATAGTCACCTCCATGACAGCATTCGCACCGAACGCATTTTCTGGCGAATCGTAAAGCGCAATGATTTTGCAAGAAGCAATGCTATTAGCCATTGTGCCACTCAATTCGAAACCAGATTGGCCGGTAGTGGTTGATCCAGCCCCTGCAACAACATCACAACAGTTGCCGACGTTAGTTTGAGCAGGAGATCCAGCCGACTGCGCCTTAAACACAATGTACGGATCATCGTAGATATAAGCGATGATGCTCGTAGCAGTCGTGCCCGAGGGCCAGTATTGGCTGTAGACGTAAGAGCCATCAGAAGCGGTGTAAGACACCCCAGCAAAGACACCAATGTTATTTACCTCAGCAGCAGTGTGAGGCGTGATAACGCCAGCAGACGTAACAATGCAGAGATCACCCGTGAAGATGTTCTCAGCAAGTGTGCTGGTGATGGTGTATTTATTTGCACGAGGTGCATTCCCACTCATGTGGCGAACCGGGACGAACCCGAAAGCGGCATCAGCGTTTGCCATTGTTCACTCCATTTGAGTTGTATCAATCATCCATGACCGAGACATCTCGGCCACGGCTCGTAGAGGTCTTCCGCTCTTGGTAGATCGGAGCCCCATGTGCTCTTCCCACGGCGTCAAGCTCTCCAGGAATTGCTTGGTTCTGATCGTCGGATTTGCCACGGTAGTACTCTTTCATTTTACCGAAAGTTTCTTTTGGCATCTCGCAAAGGATCATTCCTTCAATTCCAATTGAACCAGTCCACTGCCCATGATTGATAGTTGGGAATCTCTTATCGCTCACTGAGTCTGCGGGGCGAGGATTCCAGCCAGCGCGCATACGTTTGTACACGTTGTCTGGAGTGTCTTTACCCTGGATCGAGGTAGCAATCCACCGCTGAACCATTCCGGGACGAGGGTCCGGGGCATCCAGCAGCGACGGTGGCTTCCATGAAGTCTCGGCACGAGCCTCATCTTCACGAGTTTCTTTCTTGGATTCTTTAGCTCTGACATTTCTTGCTTCGGTCATGACTAGCTCCTTCTCTGCTGACGAACTTCGGCTTCGTATTTTTTGAGACCGGCTTCGTCAGTAATGCCGAGCTCTCTTGCCATCCTAAGCTGGTCGTTAGAGAGTCGAATCCGATTCCCTTTATAAGTAGGCCCACCTGCAGTTGGTGCTACTGGGGATCTGCTTTTTGGCTTACTTTTTACAGGTTCACTTCCTGAGCTTAGTTCCGGGAAAACTGAAAGTAAACGATTATTCAGTTGGTCGTAATAGTCTTCGGACTCTTTGTCGTATCCCTCAAGATCCAACTGGACATCAATTGCCCGAGCCGCAGCGGTTTCTCGCT